GAGACTAGGATTTATGATTAGATAATGGAGAAATATCATGCCATGGCCTTCTAAAAACCGCCCCCGTAAAGGGCGTCGTAAAATTGGTTCTTCGAAGCGTAAAGCGCGCCGTGCCCGTAAATGAACGCAGTAGACGAACTATATATTAAAGCAGCAGAGTTTCACAACATTACAGTTCAAGAATTGATTAAAAGAACTGTAAAGGGTGAGCAACTAATCCACCAATATCATACTAGGTATGGATATATCAGTTTTTAATTAATCGCTCCTGTAGCTCAATGGTTAGAGCTGCCCGCTCATAACGGGTAGGTTGGGGGTTCGAGTCCCTCCGGGAGCACCATCTAAATGAGGTTGTAATGGAACATCTTACTTCGATGAGAGAATGTGGTATTGAAGGAGTTGACCAACTTCTTTGGGTTACTGCTGACTCTGGTGGTTATGGGGACCGAACTGATGGTCCACTGTTTGATTGGATTCAGGATTCAAAACACTTTATGTCTCATGTCAAAGGATTTGACACGGTAATTCAAGCAGGTGGTAATTGTGGTATGTATCCGCGATTCTACCGAAATTATTTTAACAACGTTTACACCTTTGAGCCTGACGATCTAAACTATTATTGTCTTGATCAGAATTGTCAAGGTGAAGGATTCCATAAGTTTAAAGGTGGACTTGGTAATACAACTGAGAAATTTGCTATCCGTAAACCGAACGATACAAACGTAGGAATGCACTATATAGTTGATACGCCAGGTAAAGTGCAAATGTATCGTATTGATGACCTTGAACTAGAACAATGCGATCTCATTCATCTTGATATTGAAGGTTATGAGAGTAAAGCTCTTGCTGGTGGCTTAAAAACAATCGAAAAATTTAAACCAGTTATTGTAACAGAACGAGCAATCGGCGCAGAAGTAATTATTCCTATGGGATATGAAATGATCCAAAGGATGAGAATGGATGCACTATTTGTCTACAAGGAGTAATAAATGAATGTAGTAATCTATACTAAAGAGAACTGTAATTATTGCACATCTGCTAAAACCTTTCTTAAAAGCAAAGGTATTTCTTACCAAGAAATGGCCCTTGGTCTAGACTTTACAAGGGAAACTTTACTAGAAATGTTCCCAAGTGCAACGACATTTCCAGTTGTAGTTGTCGATGGGTTTAATATTGGCGGATTCCAAGAACTTACTAAAATGATTAATGAACAGACACAGAATACTGGTAGATATTTGACTGAAGGAGAATGGAACGGTGCTTGATCGTGATGCGTTGATTATGGACCTGCGTACTAACGTGGTTGAAGTTACTTTTAATAAAGTTTCAGATGGCTCAAAACGAGTAATGCGTTGCACGTTAATGAAACAACATTTACCCGAGAGCTATCGAGAGAGCCTCGAAGAAGAAACCCAAGAAAAGAATTTTCATAAGGAAAATCCTGATGTAATTGCAGCTTGGGATGTTCAAAAGGGCGGGTGGCGTTCTTTCCGAATGGATAGTGTTCAATACGTCCAGATTATTGATGGATATTAATATGCAATCTAAACCAGTAACTGGTTTTACTTGTGGCTCGTTTGATCTATTTCATGCGGGCCACAATGTAATGTTAAGGGACTGTAAGACTAGGTGCGATAAACTTGTCGTAGGTTTACAAACTGACCCCAGTATTGATAGAAAAGAGAAAAATAAACCAATCCAAACTATTTACGAACGCTATATTCAGTTAATAAATAATAAGTGGGTTGATGAAGTAATCCCTTATGATACAGAATCTGACCTATTAAATCTCCTTGTCACGACGCCAATCGACGTTAGATTTCTAGGAGAAGATTACTTTAATAAGAAATTTACAGGCGATATCCTTTGCGAAGAAATGGGAATTAAGATCCTATTTCTCCCTAGGAAACATAGTTTTAGTTCTAGCGAATTGAGAGAAAGAGTAGAGAATGCAAGGATTTGAAGAAAATGAAATTTCTAAGAACGCTAATGGTGGAACAGAACTTTCAAAACGTGCAATTGGCGCTTTAATTCCTGAAGAGCTTTCTTCAGAGTTTCAGGTAATTGCTTCAAGGGTTCGTGAATTAAACGATAAAAAGATTCGCGTCTATTGGCATCATGACCTAGCTGAAGACCCTGAAGTCCAACATTTAAAACACCAGCATAACCAAGACAAATTTCATAAATTAGTTTTTGTTTCTAACTGGCAACTTGAAGGTTTTAAGACTAAACTTGGTATGCCGATGAATGAAAAAGTGGCTGTGATTGAAAATCCGATTACACCGATTGATTATATTGAGAAACCAAAAGATAAAATTAATCTAATTTACTTCTCAACCCCACAACGCGGTCTTGATATTCTTGTTCCAACTGTTGAGCTTTTAGCTGAAAAATATTCGAATATCCATCTAGATGTATTTTCCAGCTTTAAGATTTATGGATGGGATCATGCTGATGAGCAATTTGAGCCGCTCTATAATAGAATTAGAGAAAACGCTAACATGACATATCATGGGTATGCTGACCAAGAAACTATCAGATCTTATCTTCAAAAAGCCCATATCCTAGCATATCCTAATACTTGGCAAGAAACTTCTTGTCGAGTTCTAATTGAATCGATGTCAGCCGGATTAATGTGCGTTCATCCTAATTACGGCGCGTTACCTGATACCAGTGGTGGGCTTACTTCGATGTATCAATTTAACGAAGATAAAAATAAACATGCTAAAATCTTTTATGACTATCTCGAACATGCTATTAATGTTGTTGATACTGATGGGGCGAGGAACTATCTAAAGTTTGTAAAGACCTTTGCCGACAGCCGTTTTAACATTGAAAAGATTGCTTCCCAATGGAATAGTATGATGGAAAATCTACTAAATCAATATCCTGACGAGTCTTTGAGAGCGCTTAAAACCGAGCAGTTTGTTTACAGGACATAAATATTTTGGTTGACTTCTTGCTAAAAATAATTTATAATAAGGCTTAAGATGTACTCAAATAATGTCATAACTTTCCCTAAACCTTACGATGGACCGCTGGTTCATGGTAAATCGGCGCAAGAAATCCACGAGAATGTAGAGATGATGAAACAGTATCATATTCAAGAGACGGTCTACAATCTTGCTCCTCTTATTTTTAATCATCTAGAGGTTTCTGGGTTTTATTTAGTTGATGAAAATGATGAAATGCATTCCATTAGGGATGGTGCATTAATTTTAGAAGCCATTAAATCTTTGCTTAGTAAGCATTATGAGATATATCATCCTTTTCAAAAGCTTGCTGATAATATATTCGTTGAGGATAAAAATGATCCAGGAACTCTAAAAATAACAGAATCCCTAAATATTGAAATGGTAGAACCAGAAAACTAAAGGTGAAATGTGATTATTGTAGACTTGAACCAAGTCATGCTTTCTAATCTTATGATGCAACTTGGTAATCATACTAATGCGAAAATTGAAGAGAATATGGTTCGGCATATGATCCTAAACTCTTTACGCTCGTATAAAGTTAAATTTGGTAATGAATACGGTGAGCTTGTAATTGCAGCTGATAATTATAATTATTGGCGCAAGAAGTTTTTTCCTTACTATAAAGCCAATCGCAAAAAGAGTCAAGAGAAATCTGACCTTGATTGGGGCGCAATCTTTGAGACTCTGAATAAGATTCGTCAAGAGATTAAAGATTATTTTCCGTACAGAGTTATCGAAATTGAATCTGCTGAGGCTGATGACGTCATTGCGACTCTAGTAAGAGAACACTCGGAAAATGAGAAGATTCTTATTATGTCAGGAGATAAAGACTTCATCCAGCTTCATATTTGGCCTGATGTCAAACAATACGATCCTGTTCGTAAACGCTGGATTACTCATAATGATCCAGAACAATATCTTAAAGAACATGTCCTAAAAGGCGATTCTGGTGATGGCGTCCCCAATATTCTTAGTGAGGACAATTGTTTTGTAGTTGGATCGCGCCAAAAACCGCTGACTTCTAAACGAATTGAAAGGATTCTTAATACTGATCCTGAGAATCTTGA